CCTCTGCGACGGGCACTCAGGGTGCGGCCTCTGCGACGGGCACTCAGGGCGCGGCTTCTGCGACGGGCTATCAGGGCGCGGCTTCTGCGACGGGCACTCAGGGTGCGGCCTCTGCGACGGGCTATCGGGGCGCGGCCTCTGCGACGGGCACTCAGGGTGCGTCCTCTGCGACGGGCACTCAGGGCGCGGCCTCTGCGACGGGCACTCAGGGCGCGGCCTCTGCGACGGGCTATCGGGGCGCGGCCTCTGCGACGGGCACTCAGGGTGCGGCCTCTGCGACGGGCACTCAGGGCGCGGCCTCTGCGACGGGCGAACGGGGCGCGGCCTCTGCGACTGGCGAAGCGTCGGCCGCTATGGCGTCCGGACGTGATGGCCGTGTAATGGGCGCTATCGGCTGCGCGATCTTCGCCGTGGAGCGTGGCGAATGGGATGGCAACACATACCAGATTGTCTCCGTCGCAGCCGGAATCGTGGACGGCGTAAAGCTCAAAGAAAAGACGTGGTACAAGTGCGTCGGCGGGAAATTTGTGGAGGTGTGACGGGTGACGCATCTGAGCCTGTTTATCCGATCTTCCGCGCATTGCGGGAGGAATTAACGAGAATGGAGGAAAGCGCTGATGCTTGAAATATGCCCGATAACCCTGAAAGAAGCGAATGCATTTGTTGAAGCGCATCATCGCCATCACAAGCCCGTTGCTGGGCATAAGTTCTCGATAGGCTGCACCGATGGAGAAAAAATAGTTGGGGTAGCGATTGTTGGTAGACCGGTCGCACGGCATCTTGATAATGGCTGGACATTAGAGGTCAATCGGCTTTGCACAGACGGCACAAGAAATGCCTGCTCCATGCTATATGCTGCCGCGTGGAGGGCTGCCCGCGCGATGGGTTACAAAAAGCTAATTACTTATATTCTCGACACGGAAAACGGGGCGAGCTTGCGAGCGGCGGGATGGAAATGCGTCGGACAGGCTGGTGGGCTGCGTTGGACAGGAAAACGGCGGCCTCAGGTCGATTTGTACCCGGCGCAGTTGAAGATTAAATTCGAAAGAACGGAGGAAACGACATGACAAAAGAAGAAATCGTGCTGGCGCTGCGGGTGCGCGGCGCAATGCTAGACCAAATCGGGTGTGCTTTGCAGAGGAGAAAAGAAAATGACGATTGAACAGGCAATCAAAACGCTGGATGCGGTTATCCCGCCGCATACGCACATGACAGTAGACCGCGAGCATATGCCGATCGTGCTTGCGTGGGAGACGGTCAAGGAAGTTCTGAAACGGCAGCGGTGGATTCCGGTGGAGGAACGCCTGCCGGAATCTGACGGGGACGTCTTGACGATTGTGACCGGCAAAGTTAATAACGTTACACTAATCGACGCTCAAGAGATTGGGTCATTCGATAAATCCGAGGGATGGATCCTTGAAATGTGGCCGGAATGGGAAGATCCAAAGGTCACGCACTGGATGCCGCTGCCGGGGGCGGAGGTATGAAACAGAGCGGATATCTGAAACGGCAGGCGGATGTGCAGGATCGCCTGCTGAAAATTGGGATGGAGGTCGGGCAGCAGCAGGTATTCGATGCGCTGGCACTGGCCTTGCGCGATCCGGCGGTCATGGGCGCGAAAGGCGTACTCGGTCCGGCAAAGGTCAAGACCGTGTGCCAGCGTGTACAGGAGATTGTGCAGGAGTTTGCGGATGCATGGTCTCCCGGCCCGGAGCAGGATTACCAGCAGGACAGGCTTGACCGGGCGCTGAAGGACGTTTTTGGCGGGGATTTGCAGCCGTTTGCAGCGCGATACCCTTTCATGAAGGAACAAAAATACAGGAGGTAAAACAATGAAAAAGCTATTTATTTCGCAGCCCATGCGGGGCAAGACGGACGAGGAGATTCTGGCGGTGCGTGCGCAGGCGATACAGAGTGCGGAGCGAGTGTTGGGGGAGGAAGTCGAGGTGATCGACAGCTTTTTCAAGGCCGCTGTGGTTCCATCGACAGTTTTATCAAGGCCGCTGTGGTTCCTCGGCGAATCGCTGAAGCTGCTGTCCGGCGCGGATGTTGCCTACTTTGCCGATGGCTGGGAAGCCGCACGCGGATGCAAAATCGAGCACGAGTGTGCCATTGAGTATGGCATCACTACAATTGAGAATTACAGGAGGTTTGAAAAATGAATTTCAGAGAGGCAAATGTGCCGTGTGTTGGCGAAGCAGCGGTCAGAGAGCCGGAGAGCGTCATGGAGCTGATCGGAAAATCACACGACATCGAAAAGCGAATTGCTGAAACCTTGCGCCGAATGGAAAACAATCTATTTGGCTGCACGCCAAAAGAAGAAAAAGAGGAGGAGCCGCGCTGCTTCCGCGACATCTGTGCAATGCACTTGAAACGCATGGGTGAGATTGATGAGGTGCTGCAGTCGATTGCGAAAAGGCTGGGTGCGTGATGGAGCGGATGACATTATTGAAGGAGGTGCAGAATGGCAAAAGTAAACTGGATTAACGGCAAGATCGCGCCGCCGGAGAGCGACGAGTATTACGTGATCCTTGAGGCGCAGCAGGATATTCGCGATCCGGATACCAACGAGCTGCTTGTCAGCGCCGGGGACGTCGAAATGGACGGCGATTGGTACGACGCAGAAAGACGGTATTTTAGCAGCCTCGGTGGGAACAATCCGTTCTGGCGGGTGTTGTCGTGGGCAAACATCCTAAAGCCGGACGTGCCGGACGACATCAAGCCGAAATTGCGCACATACTTCGGCGCAAAAGTAGAATGGGATGGTGCTGAAAATGGCTGAATGGAGAGTATATGAGGCAGACACTCCGCAATGCACGAGCTGCGGAATGTGGATGCCGTTTGCAAGATACCGGCGTGGTCAAGGGACGAATGCGAGAGAGATCACAGACTATTGCCCACACTGTGGCAGGAAGATGACGGCGATGCCAATGTGTGGCGACTGCAAATACGGGCAAGGCGCGTGGAAAGAGGACGGGATATGCTACGCCTGCCGTGAGCAGGTATGGATTCCGGGAGCGCCACACAGAAAAGCCGGAGAGGAGGACTGACAATGGCTGAATACATTGAGCGAGAAGCTGCGATTGACGCAATAATGAAGGTTTACGTCAGAACTGCCGGGTACAAGGCGAGAGAACGCGTTTTTGAGGCAGAAGAAGCAGTACACCGATTGCCGGTCGCCGATGTCGCGCCCGTGCGGCGCGGACACTGGATTGAGGAAAATGGCTGTCAAATCTGCTCGGAGTGCGGCGAAGAACACGAGTGGGACGAGTACAGAGCCGCATACTGCGATGTGTGCGGTGCGGAAATGGAGGTAGACAATGGGTGATAACATAAGCCGAGACATGGCGATAGCACGCCTGACCAAGGTGGAAGTGACCAACAGGCTGGCCACAATGACAGATGCAAAGCGGGAAATCGCGGAGATGCCTGCCGCCGATGTCGCGCCGGTGGTGCGGTGCAAGGACTGCGAGTACAGTTGGGAGGACATCGGCGGACTGACGTGCAGCTATGGCCGCTGCGCAGACTGCATCGTGCCGGCGGACTTCTTCTGAGCGGACGGAGCGATATATGACACATTCGAAGATTCTGACAGCGTACCGGCGCTTGAACCGCTGGTCAGAAATGTCGAAGCGGTGATGAACTTCGAGGAGGACAAGCATGCGACCGATCGATGCTGACGCGCTGAAAAAGCGACTGCTGGAAAAAGGATTTTACCCGGCGATCGTCAAGCGGGCGATTGAGGCCGCGCCGGTAGTGGATGCGGTGGAGATCCAAGCGAAAGTGCGGGAGCTGGGGGTTGAAGAATGGTATCAACCGGAGTATTTGTGCCGGAACTGCGGAGGCAAAATTATGGCGTGTGACGCTGAGGACCAAATTGCCGTGCCGAAGCGCTGCCCGATCTGCGAAGCGAAGCTGGAGCTGGAGGATGACACTCCAACGTCATGCGACGAATGTTCGTGGGCGTCAAAGTTATATAGAAGCTGCGCCGACTGCCCGAGATACAAGAAGATGAAGGAAAACGGCAAGGAGGAGTAAGATGCTGAAAAAAGTGAAAGCGTGGCTGATCCGGAAGCTCGGCGGATATACGCGGGAGGAAACGGAGCGAATGGTGCGCGAGGAGTACGACAGGCAGTACGTGCGCCGGAGGGCGGAAACCGGAATTGAAAAGCTGAGCGCGGAATATCCGGTGAGCGCGAAGGAAATGCTGTGCATTTCTCCTGGCGGGTGGCTGGCACTTGAAGTAGCTATGCGGCGGAAGCTGGAAGAAGAACTTCTGCGCAAGCTGGAAGCGAACGACCTGATCCGCTGGCAGACGAAGGTATACGAGGACGGAAGCGTTATATACACGATGGAGATCCTGGTGTCCGGGCTTGGAACAGTGGAACGAAGGGAAACGAATGAGATACATACTGATTAACCCGCGGAGGACGCCGGGCGGGGAGGCGCACTGGGATGCGCGAATACCGGCGGAAAAACTGGAGATTGGGCTGACGCTCCGGCTGCCGGTAAACTGCGCATCGGAATGCGTGAAAATAGTGGAGGAGGAGTGAAATGGGACGCAGACCCAAAGTGAGAATATGCAAATGCTGCGGCAAGCGGATGAATCCCCGGCGGCTGTGGATCTGCGAGGAGTGCCAGGCGGAGGGGAGGACGATCCCCGCAAACGGAAAAATCAACACGGCAGAGCTGGAAGCGGTGGCGCGGGAGCGGCAGGCAAGCGGGCAGAACCCACTGGAGGGGATGCAACTGGAAGAAGTCGCGGCGCTGGCGTGGACGTACCGGCGCGAAGGCTTCGGGAGCTACGGAAAGCTGCGCGGATATGTGCACGCAACGGGGCGGCTGCCGGAAAGGAGAACTTGACATGGAGGTGCAATACATATGGAGGGTGACGATCGGAGAAAGGACAACGGAGGTAAAAGGCCGGGACAGGCTGGAGGCGACAAAGCAGGCTGCGAAGGAGCTGGGTGTGCAATGGTCAAAGACGGCGCGGGACATGGAGGTGCTGCGGCTCAGAAGGGCATGACGCAGGGGACGGCATACGGCTATGTGTTCCGGGAGCCGGTGCGGATGCAGGTGCTGCTGCCGGGGCACGACCCGGTGGAGGTAAGGGCATACGCGACGATAGACGCGAGGATGCAGGCCGCAAGCCTCCTCAATGTGGACATTGCGGAGGCGCTGGAGGCAAAGGTGGCTGTGGAGACGGCGGCGCTCCGGCGGTGGCAGAAGCGCCAGAAATGAAAAGCTGGCCGGGGAACCGGCCAGCGATCGGGGATTGTATTACCGGCCCGCGCAGCGGGCAGGAAATAGAGGACCGGATCAACACTATATATAATACGCGCGCGCGCGTATTTTCGCGGCTCGGTAAAGACCTAAGTTTACGACCAACTGGAATGAGGGAGCGAGGATGAAGATCATGGAACGGAAATATGTGTGCGCCAACGGCGTGGTGGAGCGGACGAGATACGTCGTCGGCGACAACGCACGCCCCAGATCCTCCCGCAAAAAGGGAAACACCACCTACAGGAAGCAGGAAGCGAATTTTAATTCGGCCCTGCGGAAGCTGGCAAGAATCCTGAACTGCAACTACTCGCACGAAAACGGGCTGCTGATCACGCTGGACTACGATCCGGCGGGGCTGGAAGCGCTGTGCAGGAAAGCAAAGCTGACGGAGGAGCAGACTCTGTGGGCGATGGGCGCAAGAGTCGGCGAGATCGGAGAATGGAGGGCCGCGAAAAGGAAACAGGAGAGGGTGCAGGCAGAGGAAGAGAAAAGCGAATTCTCCGCTGCCTGCGAGCTGCTGCGCGCGGAGGCGGAAAAGCAGATGAACCTCTGGCTGCGGAGGATCAAGCGGAAGGCGGGGAGCATGAAATACGTCGCCGTGACCTCGGACATCGACGGAGAGACGGGAGAGGTGGTGCGCATCCACCATCATCTGGTGATTGCGGCGGAGGGACTGTCGTGGGATCTTTTGCAGCAGCAGTGGCGGCTCGGCTCCGTGGATATCCGCCGGCTGAGAGGGCAAAAGGATTACACGCCGGTGGCGGTATACCTGCTGCGGCAGGTGAGACGGCAACCGGATGCAAAAAAATACGCCGTCAGCCGCGGGATGCTGCTGCCGGTGATTACGGAGAGAGAGGTGCTGGGCAACCCGGAGATCAGAGTCCCGGCGGGCGCCAGCGTGCTGGAGCGGGCGGAGTATAACGAGGAGACAGTGGTACAGTACGTTCGCTATGTGCCAAAAAAGCGGGAAAGCCGCACAGAGGACGGAGGCGGCGAGCATGGGATTTAAAATGCAGCGCGGCCTAAAAATGCCCTACCGCAAGCAGGGGAGGATCTATTTTACGCTCGTCAACTACGACGACCTACCAAAAAATAGACAAGACAAAATAGACCGCCTGATCGCTGATGCGGCAGGCGGCGATGCCGCATACATCGGCGCGCTGCGGGAATGGCTGCTGCACGACGACAGCGACGTGCAGCGCGTAAGCATGGACCACTACATCAGCATCCAGACACTGTGCCGGATGCGGGAGAAAGTGTACAAGAGATGGTAATCGCCCGGAGGTCGTCCTCCGGGCGATTATGATTTGCAGTTACCAGCGCGCGGCCTCGTCAGCGGCGAGCAGCTCGGCTGCCATGGCGACTACATAAGCGGGAGCTTTGCGCTCGCCCGTGCACCAGTTGTCCACGGTGCGAAGCGGGATGCAGAACCGGGCGGCGAACTGGGCGTGAGAAAGGGAATACTGCTTACACAGGCCGCGGACGGTGGCGTGCGTCAGATCGTAGATGCTGCCGAGGAGGATCAGACGATCTACTGGAATGTCTGCGTCGTCCGGGTCGAGCCACACGTCGTCGCGGGACAGGTCGGCGATGAAAGCCTCACGGTCGCTGAAACAATAGGACGCGGCGCGGAGATAATCGCGGGTATGAGGGTCGAGCATGGCGCGCCTCAATAGCAGGGATTCCGCTTGTCCATCTCCCAGATCTCGCCGAAGCGCTCGGCGTGGCGGCGGGCGTACTCATCGAAAAACTCCTGCTCGGTGCAGGGGGCGAGGTCAGCGTGAACCTCTTCGCGCAGCTCGTCGTCCATCAGCTAGACAGCCGCATTGTAGTTGATCTCGGTGCCGTAAGAATTGATAACCTTTGCCATTTTAATTTCCTCCAAATGTTTTGTTTTGTGGGGTCTTGCTCTTTACACTTATATAATACCACTCAATGAGTGGTTTGTCAAGCACTTTTTTCAAAAAATCGAAAAATTTTTTCGGCGGGAAGAATTGGAAGTAACTGCGGGGGCGGGGAGGCGATAATCAGGGTGCAAAGGAGGGAGGATGCGTGCAGACAAGATACAGGCCGCGGGAGCTGGCGGAGGCCGTGGACAGATATTTTGACTCCATCCGCGTGGTGCGTCCGCTCATCCTGGAGGAGATCGACTATCAGGAGCAGCCGGACGGAACCTATGGCGTGACGCTGGATGCCTTCGGGCACCCGAGGAAGAAATTCGTCCGGCCGGTCGCGGCGGACGGAACGCCGGCGGTGGAGGAAATCTGGATCAAAAAGCCAAGTATGGCGGGGTTATGCCTGTTTTTGGGCATCCACCGCTCGACGTGGGCGGAATATGGCAAGAAAAAGGCGTATGCCGACACGGTGGAGCGCGCGCGGGGGCGCGTGGAGGACTATCTGGCCGGGAAGGTGCTGGAAAAATCCTCCGCAGCGGGCGCGAAATTTAGCCTGCAGCACAACTGCGGCTGGAAGGAGCGGCAGGAGATCAGCCTCGACAAGGAGACGCGAGAGGTCGTGAGCAAAACAATGACGGCACAGGAAAAGCTGGAGCTGCTGCGGGAGCTGGGGCTGAGACTGCCGGGAGAGGAGAACGAAAATGACGATCGACAAACTGATCAAGCTCGCACAGAAGCTGAAGCCGACACCGTTTGACGACGAGATTATGCTGATGTGGGTCAACGAGATCGAGGGGATGGTGCTGAGCGAGGTACACCTTGTGACGGTGACGGACATCAAGCCGTACGAGATCGGGGCGGACGGAAGCCTGCCAACGGCGGAGTTGACTGCGCCGATGCCATACGACAAGCTGTACATGCAGTACCTGATGGCGCAGATCGACTACGCAAACGGCGAGTACAGCAAATACCAGAACACAATGCAGATGTTTAACGCCTACTACACGGAGTATGTGCATTATGTGGCGGAGGTGCTCGCACCGGCAGACGGGCGGGCGGCGCTGCTGCAATACTATCTATCGGCCTATGCGATCGCCAAAAAGCACGGCTACACCGGCACGGAGGAGCAGTGGCTGCAATCCCTGCACGGCGCGGACGGCCGGGGGACCAAGATGCAGTACCAGGGCAAGGTGATCCAGTGGGCGACGGACGGGACGGAGGAATGGCACGACCTTGTGGATATGCAGGGCATCCAGGACGAGATCACACAGGCTGCACAGACGACGATCACGGCGTCGGCAAATCAGGCGGCGCAGGAGGCGACGGCGGCAGCGACGGCGGCCAAAAATGCGGCAGTTGCGGCCAAAGACGACGCACAGAGTGCGGCGGCAACCGCAGGCAGCGCTAAGGACACCGCTACGACGGCGGCGCAGGAGGCGACGGCGGCAAAAACAGCCGCAGCGGGATCTGCGGCCACGGCAAGCAAGCAGGCGGAAGCGGCGGCTGCGGCAAAGGATGCGGCGCAGGACGCGCAGCAGCGCGCGGGAGAATCGGAGCAGGAGGCAAATGACTCGGCGCTGACTGCATCAAACTCGAGAGACGCGGCGGTTACGGCAAAAACCGATGCGCAGAACGCCGCGCAGGACGCGACGGTCTCTGCGAGAGAGGCGGATTCCTCGGCGAAGACCGCGCAGGCCTGGGCGGAGGGAAAACGGGGAACGGCGGAGGTACCGGCGACAGACCCGGCATACCACAACAACGCGAAATACTGGGCGGAGCAGGCACGGGGAGGTGCCGGTGCAGATGCCGTAAAGTACACGCCGCAGAGCCTGACGGAGGCGCAGAAAGCACAGGCACGGAGTAACATCGGCGTGACATCGGGCGGAGGCGGCGCGGGGGAGCCGGGTACGACCTTCACCCCGAGCGTGAGCGAAGCGGGCGTGATCTCGTGGACAAACGACGGAGGGCAGGAAAATCCGCCACCGGTCAACATCAAGGGGCCGAAGGGAGATCAGGGGCCGAAGGGTGAGACCGGCGCAAAGGGCGAGACAGGAGCGCAAGGACCACAGGGAGAGCCGGGGGAAAAGGGAGAACCCGGCGCGCAAGGCCCGCAAGGAGAGCCGGGCACGGATGCAACCGTGACGAAGGCTGCAATCACGACGGCACTGGGGTATACACCGGCGGACGCTAAGAATGTGCCGTCCGGCGCACTGGCCAGCAAAGACAGTGTAGACCTCGGAGGCAGAGATGTGACGGGGACGCTGCCGGTGAGCAATGGCGGTACCGGGGCAACGACGCCGGAGAAGGCGCTGGAAAACCTGAAAGCCCTCCCTCTGGCTGGTGGCACTATGGACGCGGGCAGTAAGATTACCCATCCGGGCAATAGTTCAGATTGGGCTGGCGGCAGAGATCTCGCTATCCTGAGACGACCAGATGCAGTAAGTGACAGAGGCCTGTACTATCCTATCATATCGTCCAAAACAGTCGATGGTGACTGGACAATAGGGACGCTGGATAATGGACTTTTCATCAATTACACCAGTGATACAGCTTATTCCAACGGGACAGGTAATACACATCAGTTTCTGCTGAATAGTGACGGCAACATCTATTATCCCGGCGGGGCAGCCATCGTAACAAGCGGAACGCTGGGAGCCAGTGCGAGCGCAACCGTTTCCGGCTCTTTTGATGGCCGCATTTTCAAAAATCTATTGGTAATTATCAGGTCGGATTCTAAGAACAGCGGTAATTATTATACAACCTTTACACTGCCTGCGATGGCCGGCGAATGGGGCTTATTCGTGCCGACCTATAATGATTACTACCGTGCGGTGGTAACGATTACCGGCAGCGGCGGGAACATGGCGGTAACGCTTCGGATGGACAGTGACGTAAGCGGGACCACCGCATGGATATACGCAACGGCATAAGGAGAGCAACATGAAAATTCAGGTCGATAAAAATGGATATGTGGAGAACTACGTGCTTGTCGGCGAAGGTAGTGCTTGCAATATCAATGTGGAGTTACCGGAAGGCTTTGAGGCGGAGCACTATGCGGCTTACAGACTGATTGACGGTGTCCTGACGCTCGATACGGACAAGCTTGCGGCATTGCAGCTTGCAGACAGACAAAACGCGATCCGCGCGCGTCGAGAGCGCGAGTGCTACTCAGTGATCAACCGGGGACAGCTATGGTATGAGGGCGTCAGCATCTCGCATCTTGTCGAGCTGCGCAAGTGGTACAAGGCATGGCTGGATGCACCGGCAACGCTGGTCATCCCGGTCAAGCCTGATTGGCTGGATTGATTGTACGGTCTGGGGCAATTTGAGCCGTCTGCGTGGCTAAAGGCGGACGAGTACGCGGGGAAGGAGGTAGGAAAATGACCGGGATTGAGATATTTACAACGGCGTTTGGCGTCCTCGGCACCGGCTGTGCCATCGTCTTTGGAATCGCGGCCTTCCGCCGTAACAATAAAACTGACAATACGGCGGAAGGTAAAAAGGACGGCGTGCTGCTGACGGAGATCGGATACGTCAAAGCCGGTATCGACGACATCAAGCGCAAGCAAGAAAAAGAGGACGATCGCCATGTGCAGGTGGTGTCCCGGCTGACTGCCGTGGAGGCCTCGGCCAAGCAGGCCCATCAACGGCTGGACAGCCTCGAGAGCAAGATCGGCCGACAGGAAGATAAGTAGCTGCACCGCCCACGGGCGGGCGAAATAAGAAAGGAGCTTATAATCATGAAAAACAACATCAAGAAGTGGGCAAAGGCTGCGGGCATCCGCGCCATCAAGACCGTCGCGCAGACGGCGGTCGCAACCATCGGCACCTCTGCCGTGCTGGGTGAGGTCAACTGGGTCGCCGTAGCATCGGCCTCGGCGCTGGCGGGCGTGCTGTCCATCCTGACAAGCATCGCGGGCTTGCCCGAGTGTAAGGAGGTGTAAGCCATGACGGAAACTCAACTCAGGCAGAAGGTCGTCAATCAGATCAAGTCGTGGGTCGGCTACAACAACGCTGATGGCAGCCACAAAAAGATCATCGACATCTACAACAGCCACAAGCCACTCGCACGAGGATATAAGCTGCGATATACCGATGCATGGTGTGCCGGTACGGTATCGGCCGTGGCGATTGCCTGCGGTCTGACCGACATCATGCCGACCGAGGTCGGTGTTGGTGAGATGATCAAGCTCTACCAGCGCTTGGGACGCTGGGAAGAAAACGACGCCCACGTCCCTCGACTTGGCGACGTGATCGTGTACGCATGGAGCGACAATGGTGTCGGGGACTGCACTGTCGGAGATAGCCATGTAGGCGTCGTCACCGACTGCGACGGCAAGACAATCACAGCGACCGAGGGCAATATGGTCGTCAACGGCGTGCATCTGGTCGGTTATCGCACCATCCCCGTCAACGGCCGGTACATTCGCGGATTCGGCCTGCCCGACTACGCCAGCAAGGCCACCGAGGACGAGCCGGAAACGCCTGCGCCGACACCGGCACCGGGAAAGGAGGCAACAGTCAAAATGGAACTGAGAATGCTCAAGCGCGGCATGAGCGGAAACGACGTGCGCGCGGCCATGCTGCTGATGAAGGACAAGGGCTATTATCCCTGGAATATCCCGGCGACGGACAAGTTGTTCGGCGCGAAGATGGAGCAGGGGCTGAAAAAGATGCAGGCGGAGCACGGCCTCGGCGTGGATGGGCTGCTGGGGAAAAATAGCTGGACGTACCTGCTCAAGTAATGGCACCGCAAGCCCGCATCAGCCTGCCGCCCGCGCTGCAAGGGCTGACAAGGGGCGAGATGGAGCGGGTAATTGAGCAGGCCAATGTAGGAGCTGAGAACGAGCGAATTGCAAAGCTCTACTACATCGACCGGCTGCCGCAGGCGGATGTGGCGGCGGAAGTTTATCTTGCGCAGGCGACGATCAAGCGGCGGCTTCCGAAGATCGTAGAGAAAATGCAGATTGCCGAGAGGCACATGAAAAACTGACAGACCCGGCGGGGGAAGCCCTGCCGGGATTTTTTATGCCGGCATAAGGAAGTGCCAGCAGCGGGCCGATGCACCCGCAAGGGGTACGCCGCATCCGTAGGGCAGCAAAGCTGCCGACGGCTGCGCAGTGGGCATCGGCCCCTACGCAAGGAGGCGCTTGAAGATTTCGGAGGGAAGAAAAGAGTGAAAGGAAACCGTGAAGGTTTCCTTTCGCGTTCAATAACCCGCCGCAGCGACCGAATTGCAGAAATGCAATTCGCCAAACATTCAGGCGGTCAAGCCTGAATGTTGGAAGTAACTGGGGGAGCTGATGCGGGAAAATGGAGAAAAAGAAGGTGCAAGGAGGTGAGTGACAGTGGAAAAGGCATACGAGGGCAAGGTGAGAAACACCGGCAGCCAGGTTGTAAAGGCACCGTATCAGCACGAGAACAAGGACAGCGGCAAGGTGCACACCGGGAACGACCTGCGGAGCACGGCAGGCGGGAAAAAGTAAAAAAATCTGGAGGATAACATGGGAGAAACCAATTATTACGAGCTTTTCGGCGTACCCGCGCCGGAAGCAGGCGGAAAAGGGCCGGAAGCCGCCGAACCGGCAGCTCAGCCAGCAGAAGCATCCGAAACCGCAGAAGCGGAGCAGGACGAGGGCGGAAAAGAGCCGGAGGCCGCCGAACCGGCAGAAGCGGGCGAAGGGAATCCGGGCGAAGCGCAGCAGAATGCGCAGGAGCCTGAAAAGGACGGGCAGGACGCGGAAACGCGCCGCAAAAACGCGGCGCAGCGGAGAAGCCGGGAGAAGCTGGAGGCGGAGCAGAAGGGACGGCAGGACGCTGCCGCCGAGATCCTCCGCCAGATGGGGCTGAAGGACCCGAAAACGGGGCAGCCGGTCACGACGATGGAGGAATTCGCGGCGTACCAGCAGGCGAAGATGCAGGCCAAGGCGGAGCAGGACCTGAAAAACGGAAAGCTCAGCCCGGAGGTGCTGCAAAGCGTGGTGATGGCCTCTCCGGAGATGCAGGCCCTCCTGAAGGACGCGAAGGAGACGAAGGAAACCGCCGAAGTGCAGGACTTCACGGCGCGCAGAGAGATGGAGCTGGCGGAGATCCGGAAGCTGAACCCGGAGATCAAGACGCTGGACGACATCATCCGGATGCCGACGGGCGGGGACTTTGCCGACCTCGTGCGCAAGGGATGCAGCTTTGTACAGGCGTACAAGACCGCAAACTTTGACGCGATCATGCAGAAAACCCGCGCAGCGGGAGAGCAGCGGGCGAGAAACGCTGCAATGTCGCAGGCGCACATCAAGGGTACACCGACCAGCCAGAGCGAGGCCTTTGTGGTGCCGCAGCAGGTGAAGGAGATGTACCGCGTATTTAATCCGGGGATCACGGACGAGGAGATCGCGAAGGATTACCGGAAAAGCAGAAAGTGAGGAGAGAAAAATGGCATTTATCCCTTATACCTACGCCGACGGACAGCCGACGCCGTGGGAATACAAGCAGGCAGCAGCGCTGGGCGAGATCCGGCCGGGACAGGCGCTGGTGCTTTCCGCCGGGAAACTGACAAAGTGCAGCGGCGACAACCGGCCGGAGTACATCGGCATGTACGGAGGAACGGTCGCATCCGGCGACGTGATCCCGGCAATCAAGGTGGACGAGGAGACGGTGTTTGAGACGGAAAACTCCGTGGCAAATACCTCGGCAGTGGCGGGCAGCCGGCTGACCATCGACACGACAGGCACAAAGATCACGGCGACCGCCGGCGTGGCGGTTGAGGTGGTGGAGGCGCTGGATACGGCGGCGGGCGGCAAGATGCTCGTGCGCTTCCCGCGCATTCCCAAGACCACAGGCGGCGGCTAAACCGCCGGAACGAAAGGAGAGATGTAACATATGGCACAGATCATTCTGAGTGAATCCAGCAATATGGCCAACTCGCTCTTTGGCGAGATTCAGTCCCCGATTGCGGCGTTTATCGAGCGCCTCGACGAGGCATGGATGCACGACGAGAGCAACATTGCGGCAAAGATTTTTAAGCAGGTACGCAGCACGCACCACTCCGAGGCATTTACCGGCATCGGCGCGGTGGATACCTTCGCGCCGGTGGGAGAAAACGGCGCATACCCGACGGGCGGCGTGGACATGAGCGACGAGCAGAGCTTTACGGCTGTGACGTGGAAGGGCAGCTTCGCCATCTCCGAGGAGATGATGGAGGACAAGATGGACTCCGTGCTTGTGGGGCAGCCGCAGGGCTTCCTGGATGACTACCACCGCAAGCGCAGCGCGTTCTTTGCGGGGCTGCTTGGCTCGGCAATCAAGAATCAGGCGGCCTACAAGGCAAAAAACGTGGAGTTTAAGACCACCTGCTCCGACGGCAAGAAGCTCTTTGCAGCGGATCACAAGCCGCAGAAAAAGAGCACAACCCAGTGCAACGCCTTTAAGGACGCATTCTCCGCGGCGGCGCTGGGCAAGCTGGCGACCGCCATGCAGAACCTGACGGACGACGACGGAAACATGCTGACGATGAACCCGGACACCATCATCATCCCAAACGACGCCGAAATCAAGGCGGAGGTGTTCGGCGTGCTGGGCGCGCACAACGACCCCGGCACGGCAGCAAGCAATAAGTTCAACTACCTCTTCGGCGCGTGGAACGTGCTGATCTGGAACGAGCTGAACCAGTATTGCACCGGCGGCACCACCGTGCCGTGGATCCTGATGGACTCCGGCTACAACAAGCGCTATTTCGGCGCGGTGGACATCATGCGCAAGGACCTGACCGTCAAGAGCGAGATCGCGCACAACGACGCGAACGTCTGGAAGGGCCGCGCAAGATTCACGGGCGGCTTCGTGGACTTCCGCGCATTTGCGGCAGGCGGCCTGTCGTTTGGCAATACCCTTTGATACATCCTCCGGCGGGGCGCACAACACGTCCCGCCGGAAACGGCATAGGAGGAAGAAAATGCTGCAAAACATCAACGTACTGGTAAGAGTGCCGGATCTGACCGGAAACACAAAGAAGGATCTGGAAGCGCAGCAGAGCTTTAACAAGCAGCTTTTACGGGCGCTGGAGTATCTTCTGGGAGAGCTGGACAGAAGCGATGGGCAGGCGGAGAAGCGCCTGCAAAATTTGGAGGGGAAGAAATGAGCAAGCTGCCGAGCATGAGATACGAGGATAGGATCAAAAAAACGGCGCAGGTGGCCTTTGGCGGTCTGCGTCACAGCCTTTCCTGCTCGGACGGCGAGCTTTACGATATGAAAAACCTGACCTGCAAGGAGTACCCGATCCTGCAGCCGAGGGAAAAGCGGTGGGCAGAGAATGCTGGAGGTAATCTTGGTGAAGTAACACAGGCGATCTACGCAGATAATGGCACGATACTACGGGTGTACGAGACGACAATTAGGAGCGGATATTATTATTTGAGCTCGACTTCATGGATATACAGTGCGCTTCTTGGGCCAAAGAAAAAGGATTGGAGATTTATAAGATTCGGAGAAAGTGTCGTGCTCCTGCCTGAAAAATGGAGAATCAAAATGGGACTGGAAATATCCGGTTATGCGGGGGCCCCTGATACACTTCCGAAGCTGACAGAGGACGATGTAGGCAAGCTATATGTAACACTTGGAAAACAACCGAGTAAATATCCGGTGTACCGATGGACGGGCACAAAGTGGCAGTACCAGGAGGAGCTGATAGAACTGCTGGAGTGCACGCTGGAGGTCACCGGAGTAAAGCTGACGGACGGAACGATCAACGGGGAGAAGGCAACGGCAAACACGCTGACCTTCACGGGGATCTCCTCCATGGACGGGTACCCGGCAGTGGGGGACGGCGTGGAGATCAACGGGCTGACGGAGGCACCGGGAAATGACAAAACCGCAATCATACGGGAATTGCAGATTTCAACAAGCGGAAACGGGAAGCTGGTATTCTCGGACAACTGCTTCAAGATGCCACTTGGGCCGGACGGAAACCCCGTGACCTCGGTGACGATCTCCGGGACGGTGAAGCTCAAGCGCACGATGCCGGATCTGGACGGCATCTTTGAGCACGACAACCGGCTGTGGGGCTGGAAGGGGAAAACGATCTACGCAAGCAAGCTGGGCAACCCGAAAAACTGGAATGTGTTCGAGGGGCTGAGCACGGACGCCTGGGCGCTGGAGACGCAGAAAAAGGGAGAGATCACCGGCGGCGTGAGCTTCGGCGGCTATCCGACCTTCTTCCGGGAGGACTCGATGATCCGCATCTACGGCGCGACGGCAAATGCGTTTCAGACCTCGGAGCTTGCAATGCCGGGGGTGAAAACGGGAGAACAGGACAGCATCGCCGCAGCGGGCGGGATGCTGCTGTATCTATCCCGAGACGGGATGATGATCTACGCGGACGAGTACCCGCGGGCGCAGGACAGCGTATTCGGAAACGGGGAGATCAAGGACGCAATCGCCTGCTCGGACGGCGTGCGATACTATGCGCGGCTGACGGTGGACGGGGAGAAGGCAATCTACCGCTACGACAGCAAGCACGGCCTATGGATGAAAGAGGACGATCCGGGCGTGATCGGAATGACCTACGACCAGGGGACGATCTACGCGCTGCTGGAGCACAGCCTTGTGACGGAGCAGTACGGGAACCGCGAGATTATTGACTTGATCGGCAGCGGGGGAATCGGAATAACGGCACCGACGGAGGAAGCGGGAAGCGTGGAGAGCTTTGCGGAATTCGGCGACTTTACCTCCGGGAGCCTGAACCGCAAGGCAATGAGCAAGCTGCAGCTGCGCATGGGGCTGGAGACGGGCGCGACCGTGACGATCAAGATCAAATACGACGGCGGGCAGTGGGAGACCCTTTGGACGCTGACGCAGGGGATCAAGCGCAGCGTGCAGATCCCGATCCTGCCGAGGCGGTGCGACTACTACCGCATCCGCATAGAGGGAACCGGGATGTGGCGGCTGTACGCGATGGCGCGGGAGCAGTACGAGGGAAGCGAGATCCACTAGGAGGCAACGATGGAGCGCGGATTGGACGAGGCGGTGCAGGCGGCGCTGTGGTTTAAGAGGCTAAAGGAGATCAGCAACGAGAAGTTCCTGCCGCTGTTTTTCGACCAGCACCGGCATCTGGTGCTGATGGGAGGCGGCGGCTCCGGGAAGAGCATCTTCGCGGGGCAGAAGGTCATAGACCGCTGCATCTCGGAGAAAAAACACAGGTTTTTGGTGGTGCGAAAGGTAGCCAGAACCTTGCGGGAGAGCTGCTTTGACCAACTAAAGACACAGGCGCAGGCGCTCTGCCCGGAGGAGATTGCAAGAATCCCGAAAGGCAAAGGCTCGGACATGTACCTGCAATTCAAAAACGGCTCGGAGATCATCTTCGCGGGGCTGGACGACGTGGAAAAGCTGAAATCCATCCACGATATCACGGGGATCTGGATAGAGGAGGCCTCGGAGATCGAGGAGCGGGACTTTGACCAGCTGGACATCCGCCTGCGCGGCAATACGAGATACTACAAGCAGATCATCCTGACGTTTAACCCCATCAGCATCACACACTGGCTGAAAAAGCGCTTCTTCGACCGGAAGGACGAGAGAGTGAGGACGCACAGGAGCGTCTACTGGGACAACCGGTTTCTGCCGGAGGAAGACCGGCTGACGCTGGAGGCGATGAAGGAGACAGACCCATACTACTATCAGGTGTACTGCCTGGGGCAGTGGGGAGTGCTGTCGCAGACGATATTTGACCGAGAGACGCTGATGCGCAAGCTGCAAAGTCTGCCGGAACCGGAGGCGCGCGGAGAGTTTGACTACACGTACAACGAGATTGCCGTAACGGGATGGGAATTCCGAGAGGGCGCAGCGGGCGAAACCATCCTGTACCGCAAGCCGGAAAAAGGGCACCCTTATGTGATTGGCGCGGACACGGCAGGAGAGGGGTCCGACTGGTTTGTGGCGGACGTGATAGACAACGCGACGGGGCGGCTTGTGGCAAAGTACCGGACAAGGACGGATGAGGATCTGTTTGCAAGGCAGCTCTACTGCCTGGGGATGTACTACAACACGGCGCTCATCGGCGTGGAGGTGAACTTCTCGACGCACCCGGTAAAGGAGCTGCAAAGGCTGAGATACCCGAAGCTATACCTGCGAGAGGTGGAGGACAGCGTGACCAAAAAGGTGCGGATGTCCTACGGCTTCCGCACAGACCGGCTGACAAGGCCGACAATCATTGCGGGGCTGGTGGGAATTATGAGAGAGCACCCGGAGCTGGTGGACGACGAGGACACAATACAGGAGATGCTGACCTTTGCGAGAAACAGCAAGGGGCGGCCGGAGGCGATAGAGGGCGCACACGACGACTGCGTGATGGCGCTGGCGATCACCTACTACATCCGGGACCAGCAGGAAACGCGGATAGAAAAGCCGCGGGGCGAGCGCGTGAAATGGCACGCCGACCAGTGGGAGGACTACGACAACGCAAGCGAGGCGGAGAAGGCAGAGCTGCTGAAGCTCTGGGGCAATCCGTTCTGATTTTGAGGAGGGAAGCATGAAACAGAAGAAGGAAACCGTGAGCCTGTGGCAGGAGCGGCTGGAAAAGAATCTTTCCGCCTACGCCGCAGAGCAGGAAAAGATGCAGCGCAGAGAGGCGCAGTACAGAGGGGAGCGCAAGCTGACCCCGCTGACGGAGAACGACAGGAAGTACGGATACCAGAAGGAGACAAGCCACGTCTGGAACATCACGGCAGAAAACATCGAATCGGAGATCGACAGCTCTATCCCGATGCCGAAGGTCACGCCGATGCGCCGCGAGGACGAGCATCTGGCGCGGATGATCGAAAACATGCTGCGAAACGAGCTGGACAGGATCCCGACGGAGGAGATCAACGACGAATCCGAGCGCATCACCTACAAGCAGGGCGGCTGCCTGTATCTGCCGGAGTGGGACACGAGCAAGCGGACGCACACGACCGTGGGCGAGAACACGCTGAAATGCGTCCACCCGATGCAGTTTGTGCCGCAGAACGGCGTGCAGGAAATTGACGAGATGGAATATTACTTCTGGCTGATTCCGGTGACGAAGGGCTATGTGCGCAGACGCTACGGCGTGGACGTGGGCGATATGCAGGAGGAGATGCCGGAGGTCAGAAGCGAGGAGGAGAGCACCGCGGAGGATGTGGTAACGCTGAAGATCGCGGAGTACCGGAACGAGGACGGAGGTGTGGGCCGCTTTGCGTGGGTAGGGAACCTGGAGGTGGAGAACCTGCCAGACTGCCAGGCGCGCATCCTGCGGCGCTGCAAAAAGTGCGGGCAGACGGAGGCGGACAGCGCGTACATAGACCTGAGCGAGCCGACGCAGGACGGGAGCTACCCGGAGGACGCGGAAAAGCGGAAGCCGAGAAAGGGCGTGTGCTCCTTCTGCGGGGCAAACAGCTGGGAGGACGTGGTGGAGACCTCGCGCAAGGTGAGGCTGGACGAGCTGGACGAGCTTGGAGTAAACCCGGCGATCACGCAGCGGCTGAGAGCAGAGCATGGCTTCGGGAAAATCTTCTACCGGCCGGAAGAACAGATAACGGAACCGGCTGCTATGGACGCGATGCAGGCACCGATGGGGAGCCTCGGCGCGCAGGAGGTTCCCATGCAGGAGATCGCGCCGGCGGAGGAAGCGCCGGCGCCGGAAGCGGAAAGCTACGAAGAAGAAATTGAAATCCCGTACTACAAGCCGGACATTTTCCCAGCGGTGCTGCGCAGGAACGTGACGGCGCACGGGAAATTCTTAGGTGAATCGGACTGCGACAAGATCGCAGACCAGCAGAACACCATCAACCGCTTGGAGCAGAAAACCATAGACCGGCTGATGAAGGCGGGCAGCAAGATCACACTGCCGGATTCGACGCACCTGAGAGTTGACCCGCAGGATAACGGCATCTGGTATGTGGGCAATGCGGCGGATGCAAGCCTGATCGCGGTGAGAGACTTTCAGGCGGACATCACCCCGAACATGGCGATGCTGACGCAGGCCTACGAGGAATCCAGACGCTTGATCGGCATGACGGACAGCTATCAGGGACGGACAGACCCGACGGCGCAGTCCGGCAAGGCAAAGGAATTTGCGGCAGCACAGTCGGCGGGACGCTTGGAGAGTAAGCGCGTGCTGAAGAAAGCGGCGTTTGCGAGGATATTCGAGCGGATGTTCAAGAACCAGCTTGCCTACTGCGACGAGAAGCGGCCGCTGCGCTTCCGGGACGAGAAGGGCAATCAGGAATACGAGGAATGGAATTCCTACGCATTTTTGAGAATGGACGACGCCGGGGAGCTTTACTGGAACGATCAATTCCTGTTCTCCTGCGACGATGCGTCCGGCCTTGCCACGAACCGCGAGGCGATGTGGCAGGAGACAACGGCGCACCTGCAGTCCGGCGCTTTCGGAGACCCGCGCAGCATTGACACGCTGATCCTCTACTGGACGAAGATGGAGGAGGATCATTTCCCGGGTGCGGGGAAGATCAAGTCCTTGATGGAGCAGCGCAGAGAGGAGCAGATTCAGCAGCAGATGCTGATGATGCAGATGCAGGCGGCGATGCCGCAGCAGATAGGAGGTTAAGCCATGGCAAGCAAGAATGACTACGAAAAGCAGCTGCAGGACGCGGCAGAACTGGAAAGGGTGCGGCAATGGCAGGGACCGCCTGCGGCGCAGATCATGCCGCTCAATCCGTATGTGGCGGAGCTGAACAGTGTGACGGGCGCGCAGCCTGCGGCGCAGGGAGTAAGCCCCTACGCGGCGGAGCTGGACAAGGTGATGGGAACGCAGAAATCGACCGTGGACTACCTGCTGGGGGACGACGTGATCTCGGCATATAAAAAAGCCTACCTGAGAGAGGCAGACAGAACCGGACGCGACACGCTGGGACAGTACGCGACCATGACGGGAGGGATCCCCTCGACGCAGGCGGTGGCGGCTGCCTCGCAGGCGGCGGACTACCAGAAGAGCAAGCTGGCCGAGCTGATGCCGAGCCTGTACCAGCAGCAGATCGAAGCGGCCATGAACCGCTGGAAGGAGCTGGGGACGGCAGACGACAAGGTGGCGGCGATCCTCGGCGTGCAGGTGGGCGCACCGACGGCAGACCAGACGTATCAAAACTGGAACCGGAAGATGCAGGAGGATCAGCTTGCATGGCAGAAGGAACAGTTTGAATGGCAGAAGCAGCAGCAGGCAAAGAGCGACTCCTATTCCCTTGCGCTGACGCTGCTGCAAAACGGGCAGATGCCCTCGGGCGAGTTGCTGACGGCGGCGGGAATCTCGGCAGACGACGCGCAGAAGATCCTGTCGGCAGCGCAGAGCGCGTCCTACACGAGGAGCTCCGGCGGCGGAGGAGGCAGCAGAAGCGCGAAAACAAAGACGGTAGGCTACAAGGAGCGGCAGGAGCTGCTGGCAAAGCTGAACAAGGCGGGGACGATTGACGCGATAGAGAGCGACATTGCGTACTACGCCGCAGCGGGCTATGACTACAACGAGCTTTACAACTGGCTGCTGAGCTATGCGAACCTGTCGGGAGGAAAGAGCGGGAGCAGCTATGACGGAGGGTACTCCGGGAGAAAAAATGGAGGCCCGAACAAGCGGCCGACCGTAAAGCTGAACTGAGGAGGCAGAAAGATGAATTATCCGAAGACCTTTGACGAATACATTGCACAGAAAAACCGGCAGGCCGCGGGGAATACTCCTGCGGCCTCCGGTGGTTTTTCCTATCCGGCGACCTTTGACGAATATATGCAGCAGAAAGGGCAGAATCAGCTGAATACGGTACAGACAGCAGAACGTGAAAAGTGCCTGAGCGCTTCAGGCTTTGACCGGATGCAGACGGACATGGGAACGCTGTTCGGCGGCATGGACGGATATTTCCAGAGCAAGCACCGCATCGGCGCAAGCGGCAGCGGGTGGAAAGAGCGCGTGGGCGCGATGCTGCAAAGTGTGGAGAAGGAACGCGACTACCTCAACCGCTATGCGGGCGTGATGGGCGAGGACGCGCAGAAATACCAGAACAGGCTGAACGAATGGGAAACGCAGCTCAAGAGATACCAGGGCGCTCTGGAAGGGAAGGAAACGGACGAGGACAGCCTTGCACTCGGCAGCGGCCTTGCGCGGTTCCGGACGGAGGCGAACGACTACTTCGCCAAGGCCTCCGAAACGGAGGCGGGAACGGCAGTAGCCAACAAGGCGATGCAGTGGGCAAGCGGCGCGAAAAAGCTGCTGAAAGATGCCGACGAGGTGGAAAGCTACCTGAAAAAGAAGAACACGGCGGAGGCACAGGGCCTCTTGCAGCAGGTGCAGCGGTACAAGACGCAGCTTGCACAGATGCAGGGAACCGGAACGGGCGCACAGACAATGAACCCCCTGACGGGAAAGCCAATGGGCGCTGCGATCAATCCGAACCTGCCGCGCTATACAGACAGCACGGGAGAAAAGATCACCGCGGGAAGCCCCTACCGGCTGGGACAGGCACAGGAGGCGGCGCAGAACGCGGAGCTTTCCGGCCTGATGGGACGAAAGGCGGAAAAGGCCGACTGGCAGAACCAGACCGTGCAGCAGCACGAGGAATATATCCGCAAGGATTTCGATGCACTAAAAAAGTTCACACAGAACGGAACCTCTCAGGGCGCTGCGGAGAATATTCATGCGGGAATCTTCCAGGAGATCGCGGCGCGGCTGAACTACCTTCTCGCAAGCGGAAAATGCACGGAAGAGGAGTATGCACAGCTGCTGGAAAAGGTTGACGGCTGGAAAAGGGAATATCTGGAGGAAGCAAACCACGCCTATAAAAACTACCCGAACAAATGGACGGGGGACGCACAGGGCGCGATCCGGAGGGCGGCGGAAGCAATCCCGGACAAGGGAGACGCGATGAAGGAATTCCGCTACCAGAAGTCCAACCTGACGCGGGAGAACATCCGATATAAACCGGTGGACGAGCTGCTTGACCGGATGCACTTTACCTACGGAGAGGGGGACTGGGGAAACTCCGCAGCGGAGAGAGCCGCGATCACCTTTATGGGGCAGGAGGTGCTGCCGGAATACCTGGCAAACGCGGAAATGACGCAGGAGCAGTACGACCGGTTTATGCAGCAGATCAAGGGGACGCCGAACGAGGCGCAGCTCCGGAAGGAACGAGAGGCAAACGGCCTGAATGCCAACCCGGATGGACAGCAGGCCGCGCTGGACAAATACAAGGAGATCGACGGGCAGACCTACCTTGATATGTTTGAAACCGGCAGCCAGAACGCAGCGGACAACATCATGCTGAAATATCCCGGCGGCATGGAGCAGGTGCTCACACGCGGGCTGGGCTATATCACAAAGGCGACCGGCAAGGTGCTGAATATGTTCGGCGAGAACCCGGTGGGCAACTACTTTGAAGAGGGCGGCCAGCAGGGAATCGACTACGAAAACAGGGACTGGCAGGAAGGAAAGCAAAGAGAATACGAGCAGGGGCGGTATGCCTCCGACCTGCTGCAAAACGGCAGCAAGTTTGAGAAATTTACAGCAGGCATGACAAAGGATCTGACGCAGGCGGCGCTGGAGATGGCCGCAGCGGGCGCGATTGCCGGGCAGATCAGCGCGGGGAACACGGCGCTTGCGCAGCTTCCCAGCGGAGGGAAGTACGCTTCCAGTCTCGCAAATGCGCAGAAAGCGGTGGACGGTTACACCAAGTTCGCCGGGCAGATGGCGAACCTGATGCGAAACAGCTCCAACCTGATCATTTCCGCAAACGCGGCGCTGAACAGCTACGGCGAAGCAGAGGACAGCGGAATGAGCGCCGCCGGGCGGGCGGTGAAGCTGCTTGCGGGCGGCCTGATCGAATACGGGACGAACGGACTGTTCGGCGGCAACCCGATTGTTGACCCGGAGAATGCGGGGCTGATCTCCAAATATATCACCGACCTGACGGACAATGAGACCATCCGGAAGATCGTATCGAGCAATGTGTTCGACCGCATCGGCGAGGGTCTGGAGGAAGTGGCCTCGGCCGTTGCGGGCGCGGCGCTGGACTACGCGCTGACGGGCGAAACCGACCTGACGGCAAAGGAGCTGGTGGACGAGTTTACCGTGGGCGTACTGCTTTCCATGGTGATGAGCGCACCGGAGGACATTATCGACCTGACGGCGCGGGCGAAGAGCTATGTAAAATCCAACGTGATTACGAGGTTTGATGCGAACGCGCAGACGAGCCTTGAAAGCCTCTACCGCGCAATGACGAGATACGAGCTGGAATACCTCGCGGGCGACGAGAACCTGATGCGCATGAACGGGTGGAGCGAGAAGGAGATCAAGCGCGCAAGGAGCGACTGGGAAACGGTCGTAAGGGAATTTAACACGCTTGCAGACCGGCTGGAGGGTACGCAGAGCCTGTCGGACAGCTTCCGGCGATACGAAGCGCCGGAGGGCTTCTTTGACAACGACTTTGTGGACGCGGATTTCCAGAACGCCATCCTTGCGAACCAGACGAGCGAGGCGGCGCTGCTGACGGACCGGGCGCTGGACATCCGGATTCTTTCGGAGCGGGAAATGATCGACAGCCTGAGAGGCAGCGAGGCGGCGCAGGACATCTATACGGCGCGAGATGCACAGCAGCGGCTTGACATTCTGGAACAGGAAAAGGCTGCCAGAGCGGAAGAACGGACGCAGAGAGCGGCGGAACGCGCCGGACAGGAAAACACACCGGCAGCGGAACAAGCCACGCAGGAAGAGCCACAGATGGCGCAGGAGGAAGCCCGGAACGATATAGCGGAAGAAAACACACCGGCAGAGCCGGTGCAGGCGGAAGAGGTCACTGCGCCGACGGCGCAGGCAAATGAAGGAGGAACGGTCAATGAGAGTAATGGTCAAGGCGAAGAACGGACGGCACGTGTGGATTCCACAGGAGAAGCTGTCACAGTGGAAGGAAAACCAGGACGCGCCAATGACGCCGGAGCGGGAGAAGGTCGTACAGGAAATCTATCAGAAGCTGCGCGGAGAGGGAAGCTCGAAGAAAGAGTAAAGCGATTTTCTGACGTTGCGCAGGACAAGCCGGTCAGTGAGCTGATGAGCAGCGGCGACCCGGACGCGCTGGTGGGTGTGGTCCCTGTGCGGAAATACACCAAGGAAATGCAGCAGATGCAGCGGGCGGCGAAGAGCCACGGGATGAAGCTGACCTTCGTGAAGGGAACGCTTTCCATTCAGGCGAAAAACGGAGAATACATCAATGCGAACGGCGCTTACGACGAGGAGACCGGAAGAATCTTTGCCAGCGTGTCGAGCGCGGGATATGAACCGGAGCAGATCGCGCAGCACGAGCTTTACCACGCGCTGATCGCGAAGGGAGAGGCGAACGTGGAGCTCACGCTTCAGCTGTTGAGAAACGAATTCTCCGACGAGCAGCTGATGGAAATCGCCAGAGAATACGAAAAGCTCTATTTTGGCGTTTACGATTCCGGCGCGGACGTCTGGGAAGAAATCTTCGCGGACGCTTATTCCGGGATGAACCGCTTCGGCACGGGGAAAATCTATCAGCTGCAGCGGACGGTTGCAGAAAGCACGCCGGAGGTGGACGTCAGCGAACCGGCGGAGGAGATATCGGACGCCACGCGGCGGACGCAGGACAGCGACGGGAACGAAAAAGCCGCCCGGAGGGGCGGAACGAGGGCAAGTATGGCAGGCCCGAAGGCCAAGACGGCAAGCTCCAAGAGCCTTGCACTTGCGGAGGCCATGGAGGAGGATGGCGCAAGCCGAGAGGAAATCTGGCGGAAAACCGGATGGATTCGCGGCGCAGACGGCCAGTGGCGGTTTGAGGTGGACGACAGCAAGGCGGAATTCCGACCGAACGGGGACGCAAGGCTGCTGGGCGAGCCGAGATACCGCAGACTGGAAGAACTGACAGACAAATGGGGCGACAGCTTTGAAAAGGGCGGAGAACCGCTGACAGAGGCGGAGGAAGCGGAAATGGAAGCGCTTCAGGAGGAATACAGCGACAGGGTATGGGAGAAAAAATACGAGCTTCAGGACTTCCTGAAGCACGACGAACTCTATGAGGCATACCCTATGCTGCGGCACACGACGCTGCGCTTTGAAAAGCTGGATCCTGGCGTGAAGGGAAAATTTGACAAAAGAAACGGCGCGATTATTCTCTCCGACAGCCTGTTCGGCAAGGGGCCGGAGACGCTGCTGCACGAGATTCAGCACATCATCCAGAAATACGAAGGATTCCAGGGCGGAACAAGCCCGGAATACTGGGCGCGGCGCGACTATGAAAGCGGAGACAGGTTGCAGGAGCGCTTGCAGCGGGAGTACAGCGACATTCTGAACGGCCTGACAAAGGAAGAACAGAACGACTATATCCGCTATCAGGAGATCGACGGGGAGCTGGAGCGCCTGTTCTACTCCGAAAAGCTGGGAGACACGGAGAAATACGACCGGATGGACGCAGAGCACGACAGACTCTATGAAAAGCTCTATCCGAAGGAGTGGTTCGGAAAGCTGCTTGATCTGAAACGGCAGATGGAAAACCCCGGCGAGGTCTATCTGGGGCAGTACATCAATTCCGCAGGAGAGATCGAGGCGAGAGAAACGGCCAGCCGCCGGAAGATGACCGCAGAGGAACGGCAAAACAAAATGCCCGACCTCGGATGGGATCGAGCACTGCTGACGGAGGACACGGGGAACGGTTATTCCATTGCGGAGATCAAAGGCGAAAAACAGGATTACGGCATCGGCGTGGTGCTGGACACGAAACTGTTTGACGGCGTGAAGCCTCGGTACTGGGGGAAAGTGCTGGGAAAATTCGTGTATGAAAACCTTGCGGGGACGGAGCTGCGCACATTCGACGAAAACGGGAACGAGCAAACAGTTTATCTGGCAAGAGAAAATGACCGCGTAAGAAAAGACGGCGCGAACAACAGCCACAGGGTGATTGACAAGCTGGCACGGTACACGGGGGATAATACAAGGGCGCTTGCAGTTGTACATATCTCTGAGCTGCTGGCAACCTCGGAGCATGAAAATACCACCGATGAACACAATCATCAGTGGATGGATAGCAGAGGTTGGGAACATAGAAAAACGTATATTCAGGATGCTGCGGGAAACATATACTCTGCAACGCTGAATATTGCAAGAGGAAATGACAGAAACATCCTATACGACATCAATAACGTCCGCAGAATAGACGAAGGAAGCATTGCCGGCGGCGCCGTGTCCTCAACCCGCCGAAGCGGGAGGGACTCGCTCACATCACACAATGCTTCCTTGGATGGGAGAATAGCACAGAATGACAGAAATGTCAAGAAGAAATTTTCCCTCTCTCCGACGGAAAAGGCGCAGCGGGCGCAGGAGCGCGCGGAAACGGCGGCAGCCAAGGCCGAAGAAGCGAAGCAGGCCGCGCAGGAGAGCTACAAAAGAGAGCTGACCGGCGGGCTGAAAAAGCTGTTTGAGGTGCAGAGCTACGACAACGAGGCGCTGGGGAAGCTCTTAGAGGCTCCGATGGCGGAAATGAAGCAGGGCGTGAAGCTGCTGAAGGCGGAAAAGGACGACCTTTTTGAAGCGCTGATGAACCTCGGCACGGCAACGCTACCGGCGGCCGACTACTACAGAGAGATCCGCGAGGCTCTGAGGGGAAGAAGAATCTTTGTGCCGGAGGGAATCCGGGAGGACTTCGGCGACGACTGGGGAGACTTCCGCAAGAAGGCGTTCAGCAGCGGAATCTACTTCACGGACAAGGCGAGCGACCGGAGCGTGGACGTGCATATGCTGGAGCTGGCGGACGCGTACCCCTCGGAATTCACGGAGGAATACATCGCCTCGGAGATGCTGCGGCAGATCGTGGACGCGGCGGAAAAGGGCAAGGACGCGCGGATGAGCCTGCGCAAGGGCATGGAGGAAAACGAAAAGCGCTTCGGACTGAAGCGGGAGGAGCAGCTGGAATACCAGAGGCAGGAATTTGAAAAGCTGCTGAACCGCTATGAAAAGCAGGCAGGCGCGGAGGCGAGAGAAGCGCAGGCAAGAACGGAAACGGACGAGCGGCTGGAATCGCTCATCCGCGAGGCGGACGGAGAAAGACCGGCGAAAAAGCCGGAGGGAATCACGGAGCCGTGGACGATCTCGGAAGCGGCGGCGCAGAAGCGCGGATTCCCCTTCCTGAACGGACGGCAGGTCTATCCCCTGCGGACGTGGGTCAAGGCGGCGGACATGGGCAACTACGGCCTTGTGCTGGACAAGAGCACGAAGAAGGGCATGCTCACGGTGCTGTTCACGAACAAGGAAACCGGGCTTGCCAGCGTGAAGGACATGGAGACGAAGCTGCTGACGGCGGTGGAGCCGAAGTATCAGCCGAGCGTGCAGGAGACGGCGGCGCTGCTTGCGAGTATGCCGCAGGAGAAGCTGGAGGACGCGGCGGACGCAGAGGATCTTGCGGAATTCTACAACTGGTACGATGCGCAGACGGCGGAGGCGGACGCAAGGCAGAAGGCAGAGACCAGAGCGGCAGCCGAGGAAGAGCGCAAGGGAAGCATCGTGCGGACGGCGGAGGAATACGAGAAGAAAAAGCAGGAACGGCTGGAGGGCGTGCAAAAGGCCTATCTGGAGAGCTTTGGAACCAGTGAACCGGACTTCCCATACGGGAAGGGGAAGCCGATGTATTCCAGAGGGACGAGCTTGCAGCCGGGAGAGGCGCTGGCACTCTTGCAGGCAATGACTGGGAAAAAGTGGGAGCTGACGAACCGGGCAAACGGGACGTGGAAAGCGACCATTACAAAGGAAGATGCACCGAAAAGCTCCATCAGCCCGAAAGCCGCGCTGGAAAAATTGAAGGCATCGAAGAAGACCTTTGCAGACCTGACTGCGGCGGGAATCCACCCGGAGGGGACACCGAAGGAGAACTTTAAGGGATCCCCGGCGCTGGAAAAAGCAGGCGTAAAGATCGACGGAGGCATTACAGAATACAGTCAGGTGGACGCAATGCGAAAGGGAGCGGAAACCCGGCGGTCGATCCAGCGGCAGATTGAAAAAACGGCCAAAAAATGGGACGCGACAAAACAGGAGCTTCGGGAGGCGAAGAAAATCGCATCGGGGCGGTCGGAATACTACAGGCTGCCGGACAAGTGCCGGCCGGAGGTCGTATCTCAGTTGGCGGCGCTGTACCTGAACGAACGCATGACCGGAGAGGATCTGATCCAGATCCGGAAGGGAGAGATCCGGGACGGACTGCTTTACAAGATGATCGACCTGTTCCCGACGGAGAAGGAGATTCAGGCTGACCCGTCGCTCTTTAAGCCGGAGAAGCTGCTGGTGCTGAACTACCGGACAGCGCTGAGGTCAATGGTAAATATCTTTGGCGAGGAGCGCGGGATGGAAATCTACAACTACCTCTTTGCGCCGGTGGTAAGGAACACGGCGGAAAGCTACCGGTGGATGAACGGACAGTTTGACGACGTGCGGAAATTCACGGACAGCAAGGGGGAAAAGTCGGAACTCAACCAGACGGAGAGCGCCTATGTACATATGATGCTGGATGTGGAAGGGTATGTGCAGCAGGCGCAGGAGAGCGACAGAAGCAAAGACCTGATCAGCGCGGCGGAAAACGTTGCGCGGGGCGAAAGCGTGGAAAACGAGGCGATTGAATTCGCGCTGAACAGCGAGGAAGCAAAGATCGTGGAAAAGTACGCGCAATGGATCAACGGCAAGGACGCGGAGGGGATAGACAAGGTAAAGTGCGAGAATGCAATGAAGGAATACAGGGGGAAATTTGACCTGTACTTTGAGGCGATCAACGACTTCCTTGTTGCGCACGGGATGCAGCCGATCGGAAAAATCAAGGGCTATACGCCGCACATTCCGATTGCGGAAAGGTTTAACTCCGTACAAAAGGCACTGGACGATCTGTGGAAGGCGCTGGGGATCAAGGACGAAACGGTGACAAGACTTCCGGCGGAGATTGCGGGCAGAACGGAAACGTTCCGGCCACAGAAGCGGTGGAATCCGTTCTTCCTCGAAAGAAAGGGCGACAAGACGGCGTATGACATTGAAGAAGCGTTCCAGAACTACGTGCAGTATCTCGGCGATATCCTTTTCCACACGGACGACATCCAGAAAATACGCGCGGCGGAAAGCTATCTGAGAAAAGGTCTGCGGGGGAGCTTTACCGCGACGCTGGAAAAGGCGCTGGATATGTCCAGAAGCGGGAACGTGGAAGAAAAAGTGGAATACCTGCAGGAGATGGGGCGCATCGGAAACGATATGCGAGAATACTCCAACGCGGAGCTTGCAGAGGCGTTTGACAAGCTGATTAAGGAAATACTCGGAGAAGCGCAGGACAACACGAGATATTCCGACCTTGTGGTATGGCTGAAAAACTACGGCGACATTCTGGCCGGGAAGCAGTTCGGCGGCGACAGAGGAACGGAATACATGGGCGGGCGCGAATGGCTGAACATCGGCAACAAACTGGTGGGAGCCTTTGCAAAGGCCAACGTGGCCGGAAACCTCTCCTCGGTGCTGAACCAGAGCGCCCAGCTTGCGATGCTTCAGGCCACGAGAAGCCAGCGGGCGATCCTGAAAGCGACGCAGGAGTTCTGCACGGGAAAGCTGGGGGAATTCCGAAAAGAGATCGATTTCCTGACCGGAAAGATGGGGATTGACTATCTGGTGCAGAGCGGGACGGACAAGTTTGTGTCCGGTATGTTTGCACCGGCGGAATTCATGGATTCGATGCTCTCGACGATTGCGACGCGCGCGGCATACTGGGATGCGATCCGGAATGGGAAAAACCACGAGGAGGCCATGCGGTTTGCGGACTGGTACGGCAGAGCCTTGATGGGAGACCGGACAAAGGGGGCGAAGCCGCTGGCGTTCCATGCTAAGAACCCGTTTTTGAGAATGGCGAACATCTTCCAGATCGAGCCGCTGAACACCGTGGAGTTCGTAATGAAGGATATGCCGCTGGAGATTCAGAGAGAGGCGGAAAAGAACGGGAAAAAGAGTGCGGCGCGGATGCTGCTGCGGACGATCTTCGGGTACCTGATTGCGGCGTTCGTGCTGAACCGGCTGACGGATGAGCTTTACGGCGGCACGCCCGCACCGCTGGACATTGCAGGACTGACGGCAAACTTCTTTGCCTCCGGCAAGGGCCTCTCGACGAACGACTACATGAAGAGCCTGATCAACAAGGTGGTCGGATCGGAAATATTTGACGTGCCGGAGGAACGGGAAACGTTTGACACGTCGGCGGCGCTTGCGGACACGGGGTACAACCTGATGAATGAAATTCCGTTTGCATCGAATCTGTCCGGCCTATTTGGCGTGGGCGACAGGACGATGCCGATGCCGGACATCTTTGGAAGCGGGAAGAATATTGCGGATGCAATAAAAACGGACGGGTTCTTCTCCGGCGCATCGGCGGAGGCTGTGGCAAAGCTGCTTGCACAGCTGGTTCCGGGCGGGCGGCAGCTCAGCAAGACCGGCTTCGGCGTGAAGGCGCTGATCGAGGGCGGAAAAACCAAGGGCTACGGAGAAAAGCAGAGGCTGCAATATCCGCTGGATATGGACAATCCGATGACCTACATCCGGACGGCGCTGTTCGGCGTAAACGCATCACCGGAGGCAAAAGCGTATTATGCCGGGGACGACTCCGGGCTGACGGCAAAGCAGACGCAGCTCTGGAACGAGCTGCGGGAGGAGGGCGTGAACGGGTATGCGCTCTACGGCCTGATGATGCGGATGGACGATGCAATGAATTACTCCGACATCCCGGAGCCAAAGGACGACGAGAGCGAAGAGGAAAAGGCAAAGCGCTTGCAGCAGAAGGAGGAGCACCGCAAAAAGGCACGCGCCGAGCTGGCAGCGCAGGAGAATTTGACCGACGGGCAGAGAATGAGAATCTACAGCGCGATGGTCGAAAGCGGGAAAAACGACGAGATTGACAAGCTGATGGACGCCGGGATGAAGTGGAAGGACATTTCCGAAATTCTCGACAAGCGCGGAGAGCTGGGCGCCGGGAGAAGCGAAAAAGAATGGGCGGCGGACTTTGCAAACTGGCTGGACGGGAAGAAGTATTCCGGGAAACAGCGCGAGGCAATCGACGAGGAACTTGTGCCGAAGTCTGCGAAATTCTACAACGAAATGACCGCAGCGGGCGTGAGCGCGGGAAACGCGCTGAAGATAGAGAAAAAAGCGCGTGACCTTGCGGGAGAGAATGACCTGAACCAGACGTTCAAGGCGCAGGCGGTCATGCAGTCCGGGCTATCGGACAAGGAGGCCTATGCGGCGCTGGGAGCGGTATATACCGGCTCGACGGCGGAGAAATTCAGGGCCGCGCAGACGGAAGGAATTCCGGCGAAGGTCTATGCCGAATTCTGGACAAGAGCGAAGGAGCTGCACGCGGACAAGGACGAGGACGGAAAGAGCATCTCCGGCAGCAGGAAGGAAAAGGTCATTGAATTGATCGACAGCCTGAGCCTGACGGCAGAACAGAAGGACTGGATCATGGGGCAGGAGTACGAAAATGTGAAATGGTGGCAGATGCCGTGGAACTGAGCCGCAAATGACCCCTAAGTGACCCACAAGCAAAAAAAGAATATGCCATACTGGACACAGAAAAGAGGTGTTCGGTATGGCATATTCGTTTTTTCAGCCGAATCCGCGCGGAAAGGCGGTAGGCGACTGCACGGTGCGGGCAATCGCCAAGGCGACCGGAAAGGACTGGGACAGCGTATACTGGGGGCTTTGCATCGAGGGGAATCTGGCGGCGGATATGCCGTCGAGCAATGCGGTGTGGGGCGCGTATCTGAAGAAGCTGGGCTTCCGGCGGGAGATTGTGAAGGACGACTGCCCGGCGTGCTACACGGTGGCGGATTTTGCAAAAGAACATCAAACAGGCGTTTTTATCCTGGCATTATCCGGCCATGTGGTATGCGTGGAGGACGGACAGCTATTTGACAGCTGGGATTCCAGCGGGGAGACACCAATCTATTTCTGGACAAGGGAGGATATAAACGATGCCTGATTATTACTATCCAAACAACAGCTACTATCCGCAGCAAAGACCGTATCAGCAGCACCAGAATGGGCTGCTGTGGGTGCAGGGCGAGGAGGCGGCGAAGGCGTACATGGTGGCGGCGGGGAATTCCGTGCTGCTGATGGACAGCGAGAAGCATTCATTCTACATCAAATCGACGGATCAGAGCGGGATGCCGATGCCGCTCAGAATCTTTGACTACACGGAGAGGACCGCGCAGCCGCAGAAAAAGACGGAGGAATACGCGACACGGGAAGAATTGAAGGCGCTGGAGGAGAGAATATCGGCGCTGATGGAGGGAAAGCAGGATGAGCAATAGCTTGTTTCAGCAGCTCGGCGGGAACCGCATGGGCGGGCAAATGGGACAGTTCCAGAGGATGGTGCAGGACTTTCGGCAGTTCCAGGCGAATTTTCAGGGCGACCCGAAGGCGGAAGTCATGAAGCTGGTGCAGTCCGGGAAAATCAATCAGCAGCAGCTTGATCAGCTCCAGGAAATGGCACAGCAGTTCCGGGCTTTTTTGTGAGATCAATCTCGTGGCCACGAATTGATATAAAAATTTGAGAAAGGAGAAAAAGCGAAATGTCTTTTCAGGAAGGAAACCCCATGGTGACGATGCCCGTGCAGCCGGCCTATAACGGATACGGCGGCGGAATGTTCGGAGACAGCTGGATCTGGATCATCGTGCTGTTCCTGTTCGGCTGGGGCCGTAACGGCTTCGGCGGGAACAATGGCGGCGTTTCGGACGGCTATGTGCTGGCTTCCGACTTTGCAAACATCGAGCGCAAGCTCGACGGCATCAACAACGGGATCTGCGACAGCACCTTCGCGCTGAACAACAGCATCAAGGATGGCTTCTCGGCCGCAGAGCTGGCACGGTGCAACGCGCAGATGCAGTTCATGCAGCAGCTCTTTGCATTGCAGCAGCAGATCTCCAATTGCTGCTGCGAAAACCGCGAGGCAATCGCGCAGGTGCGCTACGACATGGCGACGCAGGACTGCCAGACGCGCAACCTGATGCAGAACAACACCCGCGACATCATCGACGCATTTAACTGCGGAATGCGCAGCATCGAGCAGCGCCTGACCGCGCAGGAGATGGCAGCGAAGGACGCGAAGATTGCAGAACAGAATCAGCTTCTGTTCGGTTATCAGCTTGCGGCCTCGCAGGCGGTTCAGACGGACGGCCTCAAGAGCTACATCGGAAGCCAGTTTGCGCTCAACAATCCGCGCCCGGTTCCGGCCTTCAGCGTTCCGGCACCGTTCCAGTACGCGGGCTGCGGCAACTGCAACTGCAACTGACAACCAAACATTTCAGCTTTTTCGTGAACTCACGAAAATGATCCGCCCCATGCGGATACTGACGCGACGCGGCGGGGCAATCGTCCCGCCGTAGTTTTTTGAAAGGAGAAACAAGAATGGCAGAATTTGTAAATACAAGCATTGTGACGGTACCGGCCGGGCAGAATGTGCCGCTTGCAGCGGATGAACCAAATACAAAGCCGTGCATCGTGCACAGAACCGGCAGCGGGCAGGTTACACTGCGTGGAATGACGAACCAGTGCAGAGCAAAGTTCCGCGTCGCGTTTGGCGGGAACATTGCGATTCCGACCGGGGGCGCCGTGGGAGCTATCACGGCGGCGCTCTCCATCAATGGCGAACCGCTGGACGGCGCAACGGCAACGGTCACGCCGGCGGCGGTGGAGAATTATTTTAATATCTTTGTGAGCAAGATCGTTGAGGTCCCGCGCGGCTGCTGCGTTACCGTCGGAATGAAAAACACGAGCGCACAAGCGGTGAGCTTTGCAAACTCCAACATGACCGTTGACCGGATTTCCTGAAAGGGGGAAGGACAATGTACGAACTGAGAGAAAAGCTCTGCGAGGAACTGGACCGGTATTCCCGCAAGGAGAATCTGAGCGCGGGCGATCTGGACGTGCTGCACAAGCTGGCAAGCACGATCAAGAACATCGACAAGATCATGATGCGCGAGGGAAGCTCTGCGGATGGCTATAGCCGCGAGGGCTACAGTCGAGACGGCGAATGGCAGGCAGATATGCGCGGAAGCTATGGACGCGGAGGCTCCTACGCCAGACGCGGGATGCACTATGTCAGAGGCCACTACAGCCGCAGCAGCGGGGAAATGAGAGAGCAGCTCCGGGAGCTGATGCAAGGCACGGATGATGATGCGACGAGAGACGCGATCCGGCGGTGCTTGGAGAGCATCGGGAGAGAGTAAAGGCATAAGCATTTTCGTAAGCATTTACTGTTCATGATTTGAGGTATTTGTGTATTTTATACAGTACCTTTATTCCAAGTTTTTATACAGTCAAAAGCCCGCGATCCGTTGCAAATAAAGGAAAAGCCTTGCAAACTCAATGTTTGCAAGGCTTTGAATATTGGCAGGGGATGAGGGATTCGAACCCGCAGAGGATGTGTGAAAAAGCCAGTGTTTCCAATGGCTTGAAAAATGAATAAGCGTTTTCATAAGCATTTACTCGGAAGAGTTATAGAATTTCCACATTTCGTTTTTATAGCGCTCGATGTCGGAGCGGGCAATGTGGGTATAAATCTCTTTCATGATTTTGTCGTTACTCCAGCCGCCGATCTCCATGGAAATCTCTGCGGGGATGCGGAGGTGCGCGGAGAGGGAGGCAAAGCTATGACGGAGCTGGTGGACGGTGACGCGCCGGACACCGGCGCGGTCACAGGTACGGGAGACGGCGTTGCGAAGCGTTGCCTGACTGCATGGGAGAACCTTGCCTTCCGGCTTCCAGTCTCTGCGGATGGCTGCGCGAAGTTCGGGAATCAACAGAGGGACAGTTCGGTCAGATTCCAGATTCTTCTGCTCGGCCTTGAAAACATATTCGTTGTTTTCGTCAAGGACGCGGGCGCCGGAGGTGCTGATAAATTCGGAGTGTGGAGGGATGTTTTCCCAGCGGAGCGCATCAATCTCGGAGATGCGCATGGACATGAGGGCAAGGAGCATGGGGACGCAGAGGGGGTCGTCGGCTGCGGCGGCGACGAACTTTTTGATCTCGTCCGGCTCCAGCCAGTTAGCATCACGCCTTTTGCGTGGATTGGAAACCAGAATGCCATCATCAACGGAAATGCCATGCGCGGTTAATACTGACTTTACAAGCCCCCAGCCGTTCTTGACTGTCTTGCGGGAAGCGACGGAAAGCTCATCGTTGAGAATGCTGCGCCATTCGGAAGGGCTGATTTTGCAGAGCGGCCGGTTCATGGTGGAGGAAAAACGATGCTTTTGAATAATGCGGTAGCCGCGAAGCGTGGAGGGAGAAAGAATATTGCAGCGCTCGGCAATATAGGCGTCGATAGCCTGCGAGAGGGTGAGGCTGCACTTTTTGACGGGCTTTGCGGCGGCCTGCGCCTCGGCCTTGATAAGGGCGGCCTGACGCTTGCACTCCTTGGGCGTATCGGCGGTGACGGGGATGGACTGGCCGCCGATGCGCAGCTGGATGCGCCAGCCGGAGGGCGTTTTTTTAGGCTCGGGGACGTGCATGATCAGCGCTCCTTTTACTGGATTTTCGGGCAAAGCGCATGGTCGCCCAGACGCAGGAGCCGATGGCCGCAAGAATCAGGCCGATCAGCAGCCACGCGACAAAGCCGATATCGCCGAAGCGGATGAGGCCGGCACCGAGGATGTGGGCGTCGATGAAAAGATAGGCGATCAGGGCGCAGGACTGGAGGACGCAGGCGACAAGAAGAATATAGATGATAGGCGTTCGGGCGGAGAGCAATCCCGCCCGAAATTTATTTGCCTCGGCGAGACGGGCGTTTTCCAGCTCGGCGGCGCGGAGGCGCTGCTGAAGCTCCGCAGGAGAGGATTCCGGCGGGCAAAGGCCGAACAGAGAGTCGGCAGAAAGGTCGAGGGCGCGGCAAAGCGCGATGAAGGTGGAAACTCTGGGGTCACTGCGGGGATTGGCAAGGAGCTTGCTGAGAGAGGATTCCGGAATCCCGGTGATATGGGATAGCTGGACATTGGTGAGGTGTTTGGCGTCCTTGGCATCCCGGATGGCGGAGACGGCGGCTTCCGGGTGTTTGGAAAGCTCCTGCAAAATCGACACAATTTGACATCTCCTTCGGTGTAGAATTAAAAATGCCGGAAGAGAAAGCGGAAATTTCATTTCCGGAGGGGGAAAGTCCGGGTTTGGCGGTGGACGGCGCGGGGAAAGTATGGTAGGCTCGGAACAGGGAATAAAAAGCCGCGCCGACATGCGGGTGCCGGCACGGCAAGGAAATATAGGAGGGAACGCCATGCAGACCATCCAGATTATTACAAGCGGGGGAAAAGTAAGAATACTGCTGAACGGGACGGAAATCGAGAGAATCCACAGCTTTACGGTGGAGTACGTACAGGGAGCGCCGGTACTGTACTCCTGCGTGGCAGAGCTGGGGGAGGAGAAACGGGAGGAAAAGAGGATGCTGAGCTGATGCCATGCCACGAAGGAGGGGAGGCTGAAAAGAAAATGCAGAGTTAACGCGGATGGCATTTCTTGCAAGGCTCGTAGCCATTGTCGAGCGCTTCGTCAAGATCATCAAAATAGATGCGGTTTCTTTCTTCCGGAAGATAACTGCACTCCGAATCATGTACCTTTTTAGTGGACTTGTTACCAATATAGCAATGTTCCTCCGGCTCGGGTGCTTTCGTCGTGGAAGTTCTGGCCGATGTTGTGGGGCGGGATGCTGCTCCCGTTGATTTGGGTTTAGTGGAGCAAGAGGCCAAACATAAGAAAAGAAAGACAACGGCAAGAAACAGAGAAACGATGCGAAGAATCCGAGAAGAAAAGGATATCATTTTGATGCGCATCCTTTCATAGCAGGATTAACGTAGATTAAACGTCCTTGCTGAAATGGTGAAAGAAAGACCGGTTAGCATTGCATAGGGGAGGAATAGCCGCCAATTCGCTAAATCGAAAAAACTGAGCACGACCATTGCGATAGCGATGCAGAGAAAGAGAACGGCTGTAACACGAAAAGTATAGACAATCAGTAAGCGGTGGGGTTCTAAAATCTTCTGCATGATAGCTGCGGAAATCTGGAAAGGAATATTGTAAAAAAGTATAAAGAGAAGGAAGAGAAGCAAACCGTCTCTGCGACTGAAAAAGAACCGGAAAGAGACACAAAGAATTGAAGAATCATTAGGAGAAAACAGACCTGAAAAGAAATTATATACGATCCCAATTACGTATAACAGAAGAAAAAACAGGAGAAGAAGCAGCGTTGAGGAAGCGAAAGACACAAGGAAAGAAAGTGCCTTTTTACGATTCAAAGCAACCACCATCCTATGCAAGAATAAGTACAATATTTTATACTTCGATAGTACACCGGGAGGCGGGAAATGTCAAGAGATATCCCAAAAAGAATGTAAAAAAATGGAGGGTAAGGAAAAATGGACTATGCGGCAGAGATTCGGAGGCTGATCGAGACGGGGACGGAGGAGCAATTAAGGAGGCTATACTGGTTTATCCTGGCATTCCTTGCAGTGGGAGGTGAGGAAAAATGAAAAGCGCGAAAAAGAGGACTGGCAGCGGGTGCTGTCAGTCCTCTTTTTTTGTCTCGCCGAGAAGCTCGCGGGCTTTGCGCTCCAAAAGCTCCCAGCCCTCCGGCGGGAGGGAAAGAATCATGCGGGCAAAGCGCTGCTGGAACTCGGTCGGCTCAGAGCCGAGGAAGCGGCCGGCCAGCATCATCAGCTCGTCGGCATCGTCCTGCGGGAGGAACATCTCGCCCTCGCCCTCGCGCAGCCAGCGCTCACTGACATTGAACTCGCGGCAGATGGAGCGTATGACAGAATCAGAAGGAATTCGGAGACCGGTTTCGTAGTTGGTAATGGTGTTAGGCTTCACAGCAATGCGTTCACCAAATGCGGCTTGTGTTAAATTTAGAGCCTTGCGAAGCTCACGGATTCGTTCTTGCATTTTCTCACCTCCTGTGGCGCTTTCATAATACGATAAAAAAATCACAAAGTCAATATAAATTTTGAAAAACTATTGACAAACATCACGACGTGTGGTATTGTAGTCACAAAGAGATGATATAGCATCACGACGAGGGAAAATCAGGTACAGACAAAATACAAGAAAGTAGAGACAGCAGATAAAGCGAAGAGCGTCGGAAGAATTGAACGAAGGATCCTCTGCTTCTTTGTGAGCGGGTCGTAAAGGCCATAGCTTATAAGGTCGCCGAGGGCATCAATCTGATGGATGTTATAGTCTTTATACTTTGGATTGTCGCGAATGTCGCGAAAAAGGCGATACCAGTTGCCGTAGAACGAGAGCCGGTCGAGCTGCCTGCATGTATCTCGTTGTACTGCCCACGCAGCGCCAAGTGAGAGGGTAAGGCCAATAAACAGTTTATCCATAGAAAAAAACCTACTTTCATTAGAAGATAAGAAAGCGAAACGCGATAGGAGGGGAAGAAGCAGTGGACGAAGAAACGTTCAAAACATTGGAAGCGATAAACGACCTGTTTTCTGCGATGCGCGAAGCGCGGGAAAGAGAGGAACGGCGGCAGCGGCGGATTACCATCTGGACAAGCGTCGGATTTGGACTAGCGATTGCAGCGATTTCGGTAGCCCTGTATTTCGTCTCGCGCTAAGTCAGAGACGGCGCGGAAAGCGTGGCCGAGTTCTTCCTGTGGGGTGGAACGGTTCAGAACCTTGGAGCGGAAACCATCCACGGCAGGAAGAAGCGATTCCGAGCAAAAAAGCCGGACACGCTCGACGGTGGAAACGAGAAGGAAGAAATTCGGTTCGTCGGGGTTGCGCTGATAGGCTGAAAAAGCGGCGAAGCAATCCGACAGAGCGTGAGACAGTTGATTGATGAGGTCAGAGTGGTGCTGTGAGGCAGCCGAATGCCGGCATGCGAAGAAGGTCGCGAACGCACCGATGACCGCACCGAGCAGGGAAGAAAGAAAAGCTGACATAAAAACACATCCTTTTTCGTGAGTATAGCACGCGGCGGGAGGGAATGTCAACGAAAGGAAGTGAGAGAAATGACCGAGGAAAAGAAAAGCACGCTGGAAAAGCTCTACGAACTGGCGGCGAAGCTGCCGCCGCTGGAGCGGCGATTCCTGCTGACCTACGGCGAGGCGCTGGCGGACGCGCAAGAAATCAAGAAGCAGAGTGCATAAGGAGGAATAAAAAATGCCGAAGGTGACATGGTGCAAAACCGAGGCGATGCGACAGGCGGAGGCGGGAGAGGAGTTCTTCCGCCGACTGGAGGCGGCGCGGAGGTATGAGAACATCAGCGTGGAGATGCTGATAGAAAAATGCGGGATGAACCGCATGACTTACTACAACCGCAAAAAGGACCCGGAGAAGCTGACGGCAAAGGAGATCCGGCAGCTCGCGGCGGCGGTGAAGCTGACCAGCACGCAGGAGGGGCGGGACGCCCTGCTGCGGCTGGTGGGAGCGATATAGGAGGAAAGACAATGTACGGAAAGTGCTGGTTATGCGGAAAGGTGGGCGCGGTGGAGCGCCACCACATCTTCGGCGGGTCGAACCGCGACAAATCGGAGCGGGACGGGCTGGTGGTGCTGCTGTGCGGCGACACCTGCCACAGAAACGGCCCGCGGGCGGCGCACCAATGCGCCGAGACGGCGCTGGAGATAAAGAAGTATGGAGAGCGCAAGTGGATGTACGAGCACGAGGCCAGCACGGACGACTTCCGGCGGGAATACGGGAAGAATTATCTATAGGAGGGCATTAACAATGCAGGAAATCATTCTTTACAACGGCGAAGCGGAGGATCTGGAGCTTCGCCGTTTGGCGTATCGCGTGGATGAGCGGAGGAACCGAGCCGCGCGAGAGGAAGCGGAAGAACGGGCGCAGCGGGCGGAAACGAAGCTGCGGGCAGAGCGGGCAGAGCGGGCGAAGGCACGGAAGGAAAAGCGGGAGCTGGGCGCATTTCTGATGGTGATTGCGCTGGTGGTCGTGATGGCGGTGTGCGTGACGGCGGGGCCGTGGTGGACGGTGGTTTTCCCATTTGCGGGGGCGCTGCTGGTGATGCGGAAGGTCGGGTGGCTGTGATGGACGATCTGGCGAGGATGCTCATAGAGTGCGCCGGAGCGAAGCGGTGCAGCGAATGCGAGGGGTACCCAAGCTGCGGGGGCGTACTGAACCTGATGCTCTCGGCGGCGCGGGAGATTGAGCGGCTGAAGGAGGAGCTGGAAAAATGCCGCCGGCAGAAATAGGCAACTGCGCGGTCTGCCCGCAGGCGGAAGAGGAAACGGACTACAAGGGCGCGATCCTCCTGCGCTGCATGGGTCAGGGCCTGCGCGGAGTGCGCGGGCGCGTGGTGAGCCGGTACCCGGAGGGGTGCCGGGGCATAGAGGAAATTGCGCCGCCGAAGTGGTGCAAAAGGAGAAAGAATGAAAAAAGCAGAGGACATGACATCTGCGAAAAGGCTGATTGCGGCGCGGAAGGCGGCGGGGTTAGGCCAGAGCAGGCTGGCGGCTCGGTGCTATTACGAGCAGTCAACCATTGCCAATGTGGAGCAGGGAAGGGCGAGAATGAGCCTGAACCTTGCAAAGGCGGTGGGAAAGGCGCTGAATGTATCCGTGGCATGGCTGCTGGGGCTGGATGCGCCGGAGATCAGCTATGAGACGGCGGTTGCAGTGATTGCCGCAGCGGGGAAGGACAAGCTGCGGGAGGTGCTGGAGAAAATGGAGGAAAACACATGAGCGAACCAATTATCGCTTACAAGGGCTTTGACAAAAACATGAAGTGCAGAGACTTCCAGTACGAAGAGGGCGAAACCTATCACATGCCCAGAGCGGTTCTTTGCGAAGAGGGAGCGCACGCCTGCACAATGCCGCTGGATGTGCTTGGATACTATCCGCCGGGCGATGGAAGCATCTACCGGATGGTAGAACTGGACGAAGTGTGCGACGAGAAAAGCAATGACAGCAAGATTTGCGCGAAAACGATAAAAATCGGCGCTGAAATCGGGATTCCCGGCCTCGTCAAAGCACAAATCGAATGGGCCAAGAACACCATAGGTTTCGACGAAAAGATCAAAAAGGCGAAAGGGTCTCCGGATAAGCATGCGACGGGCGATCAGGGCGCGGCCTCTGCGACGGGCAATTGGGGCGCGGCCTCTGCGACGGGCTATCGGGGCGCGGCCTCTGCGACGGGCACTCAG